GTGGCCATCTCAGTTACTGGCAGCAGCAGCAATACCTACATTGATACCACTGCACAAGCAGTTAACCTAATTACATTCTTGTTTGACAATGTGGGTGGCAACGTGGCTTTTGTAAACTGGAACACCAGTGGTCCAGCAGTGGCCACGACCACTGGTTCAATACCAGTGCAGGCCAATTCAAGTCGTGTCATTCAAGTCAAGAGTGGAAGCAGTCCCTTTGATTCAAACATTGGTGTAGCTGCCATCTCGTCTGGCACTACAACCATTTACGTAACACCCATAGCATAAGGACCCGCAATGGATCATACCACTAGTAAAAAGAATTGGATTGCTGGAGCCATTAAACATCCAGGAGCCCTACACCGTGAACTAGGTGTGCCAGCCGGCGCTAAGATACCAGCCAAGAAGTTAGCTGCCGCTGTTAAGAAGCCAGGAACGGAAGGACGCCGTGCTAGACTAGCAGAAACCCTACGCGGATTTAAAAAATAAAGATCGGAAAATAATATTATGATTAGTAATCCAGTTAAAAAAGGTCCAGTTAAGATTGCACGCGACACTGCCAGCTCATGGACGTGTGCCAATCCTTACAGCAAGACCAATGTAAATGTAGCACAAGGACCAAGAACCGGTAACCCTGGCACCATCAGCAAACGTCGAGATTTTGTGGCTGCCAAAGAGTCACGTGAACCCATTGCCACTGCAATTGAAGACGCATTTGCCGCACGTGAAGAAAGAGATTATGCAGACAAGACATTCCCTAAACAAGGTGCTATTGAGCCTGATGTCAAGCCACGTAAGTTTAAGCGTTAAATAAATATCCTTGCTGGGTGACGAACTACCCACGCAAGGATGTTGACGCAGTGTATTTTGGTAGTTTCTCCACTGCGCGATTTCGATCGCCAAAGACTAAATTGCCGCCCAGCATTGTATTATAATTGAAAGGAACCACAATGAAAAAAGATACCACTCCCAGCACTTGGGACATACCCGCAGATGCACTGGCCGAACCAGTTGCACGCACACAATCACCAAAACTAGAATCTAAGTCTAAGCCCAGCGTTACTGCTCAATTAGAAGAACCTTTATATGACCTAGATGGTCTTATGACTGACTTCCCAACTGCACGTGAGTTGGAAAAGTTTGTGTTTGATCAAACTGGTATTGTGTTAAATTTAAAAGGCCGATCAAACAAGTTCAAGTATCAAACTGCAATGGATGTGCTTAATGGTGCTACTCCAGAACAGTATATGATTGGCAAAGAAAATCCCTACTTGGATAAGAATGATATCATACCTGTAGACACCTTAAAAGAATACTTTGAACCTTGTCGTGAAGTGCAGGGTGTGCCCATGGTGGCCATGTTTCAAAGCAAACAGTTTCCACATCCAGATCCTGAATGGAAAGCATCTGGACAAAAATGTGACACAGTGTTTAAAAAGTATGCCAACAATGTTATAACATATGAAATCATTGGCCCAGTTGCTGCACGTGCAGTGGGTGTGCGAATCAACAAGTTTGGCAAGGAAGTGCCAGAAAAGTATACTTGGATTGATCCACGCAATGGAGAACAAGTGCTACGTGATGAAGCCGGCCGACTCACTCCCATTGGCACACGCCTAAAGGCTGCACTACAACGTGCTAAGGTTAACAAAAGTGATTTCTGGACTGCCTGGGTCGATCGTGAGTTTGTGTTCACTGGCGATGGATTAAGCAAGAATGATAGTCCTTGGGAAATGTAATGGATCCAACTGCACAAGATCGAGCAGTTCAAGAAGTTCGTATCATGCAAAAGGTCAATCGCGTGCATCGCGAGGCCTTTGTAGAAAAATATCCTAACCAGGTAGAACATTGCCTGCGTTTGGTTATGGAACGCTTGCAAGCAGGCTTGGACAAACGTGTGGGCATTGACGTTGCTGATCCTGACACTTGGTTGATGAGCACACAAGAGATACAAGACCTAAGTCAAGCCGCACACCTACTCAACGACATCCGCAAAGGATTATAATGTTAGATCCATCGACAACGTCTTTAAGACGTTGGTGACCCCGAGATATTTGCTACAAAGGAAACAAATGAAATATCAAATCTTAACTGGGAACAACTGTGATGTTCTCCGACAATTCCCTGACAACCATTTTGACAGCATAGTAACTGACCCACCCTACGGCATTGACTTCTTGGGCAAAGCCTGGGATGTGAACACAGGAGCATTGGAGACTTATCAAGAATGTTTGCGTGTGCTAAAACCAGGCGGACACATCTTAGCATTCAGTGCGGCAAGAACTTACCATCATCTTGCCATAACACTGGAGCAAGCAGGCTTTGAGATCCGTGATCAGATTATGTGGATCTACAGTTCAGGCTTTCCCAAGAGTCAGGACATTGGTAAGAGCATTGAACGCAGTGAAGGTAAGAAAAAGAAAAAAGTTGTAGCAGATAGATATGAAGGCAGCAATGAAGTTATTGAAGGCTCATTTGGCAGCGGACACGGCAAATGTAGTAAGTGTAAAAAAGATGTAGTAGCCGCTCGTATATTAGGACAAAGACAAGCGTGTCCTGAAGATGGTTGCGAATATAATGAAATGTATAAGCCAGCAGATAATGCCTGGGCAGGTTGGGGCACACAACTCAAGCCAGCACACGAACCAATCGCTCTGGCCCGCAAACCTATTAAGTTAAGCATAGCCCGCAACTGCCAAACTCACGGTGTTGGTGCCTTAAACATTGATGCTACTCGTGTGCCATATGATGACGAAGCAGACTTAAAGTTAGTTGTTGATTGGGCAAACAAATACACAAGTCCAGGTATGCAAGAATATGCCAAATTAGATGGCACAACAGAACGCACACACACTGAAGAACAATATAAACCAACAGCCAGTCAAATAGGCCGCTTCCCCAGCAATGTCCTAGGTGAGATACCAGACTACCAAAAGTATTTCTACTGTCCTAAAGTCAGCCGCAAAGAAAGACATATTGGTATGATTGATCCTGGTCCGCTATTTCCAGGTATGAGTAGAGTAGAAGTTAATATGGGCGGTTTAACTAATAGCAGTGATAAGAATAAAACTAATACACGCGGAGATGTAGAGAAAACAAGTCCTGGCAACAATCACCCCACAGTCAAACCCATTGAACTGATGAAGTATCTTATCAAGTTAGTGACTCCACCAGGTGGCACCGTATTAGATCCGTTCAACGGTTCAGGCAGCACAGGCTGTGCCGCAGTTGAGTTAGACTATGATTACACAGGCATTGAGTTGGATCCCAAGTATGTAGAGATAGCAACAAAGCGTATTGCGGCCTGGTATGAACATACACATCCAACTGATCCTTTGGTAGCCAGTGGGTTATTTGAACAATGTTAGATCCAGCACTGTTAATGCGTCGTGCACTGCAACAGGTGTGTCAACAACAAGGGCTAACTCCAGCCAGTGTTGGCATGATGCCATCAGATGTTAAAAATTCTTTTATGGATTTAGTAATTGCAGTGGCCGAAGACATGCAGACAAATCAACTGCGATACTTTAGGCCATTTGAACATCAGATTCGTTTTTTTAAAACTGGCAGTTCAGATCGCCGTGGCATTCTAGCAGCCAACAGGATTGGTAAAACAGTATCAACATGTTATGAAGTGGCCATGCACTTGACTGGACAGTATCCCGACTGGTGGCCCGAATCGGCACGACGCTTTACCAAACCTGTAACTGTTATGGTAGCAGGTGAAGGTTGGGATCAAGTTGCACGTGTGTTACAAAATGAATTGCTGGGCACACAGGATGTAAAGATTGCGGACGCCCTGGGCACTGGTGCAATTCCTCGAGCTGCCATAGTAACAGAAACCATGCGTAACGATGGTGCCAACTGTATTGGTGTAGAAGTGCGCCATGTCAGTGGAACCAACAGTTATTTGTTGTTTGCCAACTACACACAAGAAGTTCGACAGATGCAGGGTTTTAAATTGAACCTGGCTGTGTTTGATGAACAACCACCAGATGATTTCTTTAGTGAAATTGTAACTAGAACTGCTACCACACAAGGTCAAGTGTTGTGCAGCTTTACACCACTCAAAGGCCTAAATGGTCTGGTGTCAAAGTTTTGGCACCAAGAAGAGGGCTATGAACACATTCGTGTGTCATGGGATGATGTGCCTGAATATGATCCCTGGGGAGAACCATTCTTATTAAACAGCACTAGACTACAATTAGAACGTGACTACTTGCCACATGAGCGTGATGCTCGTCGCAATGGTGTTCCTGTTATGGGCAAGGGCGCTGTGTTTCAAATACGAAATTGGCCCACATACAAGACTGGCGATTACGACTTTAGAAACTCTACGGGCATGCATCGTATTATTGCCCTGGACTTAGGCTTGGTCAATGACAAGACTGTAATCAGTTTGATGTTTTGGCACCCGGAAGAACAAGAAGCTTGGCTGCACAATCAAATAGTAGTGAAAGGCACTGAAGAAGCCAATCCTATGAATTATATCAATCACTTGATGAGACCCGAAGTGTTTGGCACGCCTATTGTTCTTCCGGCAGATGCTAACACACAAGGACGTTATACCATGAACAGTCAAAGCATTCGACAACTGTTTGAACAGTATGAACTTAATGTGCATCCTGATGCTATTATGAATCCGCCAGATGATCTAGGCAAGAGAACCAATCACAAAAGTTTTGGTATCAATGTTATGCGACAAATGTTAGAATTAGGAACACTACATGTCAATGAAAACTGTGTGGAGTTTATTAGAGAAGCTCAAAACTATTACGTGGACCAACATGGACGCTTTAGTGATCCTGATGATTGTATTGATTCAGCTCGTTATGCACTCATTGGATGTTTACAA